CTTCTGTTGTGTCCCATGATTGCTCATGGTGCGGTAGTTGCATCGATGCCAAACCAAGCGGGTGGCAAAATTGTGCTGACTGATGAACCCTGTATTCATGCGGGTAAGCGGTACGACACGCTTTATAAATCTTATTTTTATACCCCCGAGGGAACTACAGGTGATGGATGTTGGCGGTTGGATGACGAGACAGTCATCGTCGTTTGGATTGATAGCAACACGACCCGCCGTTACCCCGCATCTAACTTTGACATCAGAAGGAATCGATAATGAACAAAGACACTATGAATCAAGGGGTGCAAATCATACTTGATCGCATGGACACAAACCCCGAGGAGTTTGAGGAGGGTAGCTATTCTAAATGGGCTGACATCGTGCAAGCGGTACATGCCCGAGTAACTGCGCCCGAAGCCCACAAAAGAAACGCACCATTACCGTTCTTGTCTGATGCCGAGGTTAAGGCGATGTATGACAAATTAGAGGATGTTCGTAGAGAGAACTTTACGGCTGACGTATTGCGTCGCCTTGCTAATGCACCGAACTTGGAGGTGCAGGAGGATTTATTTGATAGCAGAAGCTATACGATGGGTACAAGCAATACACCATTAGGAACAAGCATAACAACGGGTGCAAGCATAACTTTAGCGGAAGTGCAATCGCTTTCTGACCAACAAAAAGAACAAATATCGGAACTCATGGAGGAGTACAGAAATAAGAAAGCCGAAGAGATGATGAGAGAACATTTTGGGTATCCAACAACAAAAAAGAAGGCGAAGGCTAGATGAAGTTTGACCCTAAGAAAGAACCGATGTGGTTAAGTGACGATATTGGTATCCGATTGTTTAACTGGTGCTTGTGTATTGATGAGAAAGCCTATGTTAAAGCACTAGCCCAACTTGCTAAAGAGGGTAAGTATTTGAATCACGTTTGGCCTGATAGCGGGGCGAAGTGTCAGTTTGTTATGCGGGATGGAGAAGCAACGGACTGCATCGTAATGCTTGTTGAGAATAAAGACCCGATTGAAAACGCAGTTCTGTTAGTGCATGAAGCAGTGCATATTTGGCAGATGTTTCTTAAAGTGATAGACGAACAAAACCCAAGCGATGAGTTTATGGCATACACCATACAAAACATTACCCATCGGCTATACCACGCTTATCAGATGGCGCTAGAACACAGGGAGAAAAAATGAACGCATACGAATTAGCAAAAGCACAGCAAGCATATTCACCGCCTACGCTTGAAGAAATAATTAAACAACAAGCAGACCGAATAGCGGAGTTGGAAAAGGGCTTGGAGTTAGTTAAAGATGCTTATTGTGTTAGGGATTCAGAATGTAGGCAGTTAAAAGGCAGAATAGCGGAGTTGGAAAAGAAAAGTAAGCCTGTTGCTTGGATGATGAAATATAGGAATAAAAAAATAAGTTTGTCTTTTGAGAAGTTTCAATTAGAAGATGACAATACCAATTATTTTAATATTCCACTTTACACCACACCACAAATAAAAGAGTTAAGTGATGAGGAAATAGACCGAGTTGTTGATAAAACATACGGAGTGCCTAGAAATCCTGGCATTTATGCAGCACACAGACGATTGGCTAGAGCAATACTAAAGAAAGCGAGTTTTACCTGTAATGGTTTTTGCGGTGAACAAGAATGTAAAGAAAATCAAGATGGCTGCAAGAGAATAAAGAAAGCGAGTGAGAAATGAATGAATACACATTTAGTTATAGACATAATGGCAAAGAATGGTCATTGAACTATTACGCTGATGACTGGGAAGACGCACAAAGAAAACTACAATCAATCAAAACCAATGCAACTTTTACTGGTGAAATTGTTGCATCATTACCTTTGCCAATAAGTTCAAAATTTATTTCTTGGTTAAAGAAATGGCATGGTGGTTAAATGAAATTACCTAAACAATGGAAACATTGGTGCTATCGCTTGAAACTGCACGACACTATGAAATATAAAAGATTTCGCCACAAATATGTTTCATTAAAAGGGCATGGAAGGCATTGGCGAGTTAATAGGTTTAATGAATTTCAATATTCAGAAGTGTTTGAAACTTTTGATAAGTGGTCAAACAGCACCGAAGGAACATTCCCAATACCACAGTCGTTTAAGGAATTTGAAGCAATACTAAAGAAAGCGAGTGAGAAATGACAGAAAAAGAAATATTTGAGTTGTTTGATTTATATGGCACTGACATGGGTGATTACTATGAAATTGAAGTAGGTCGTATTGAACGCTTGGTTAAAGAAATAGAATTTCAATCAGCACCAAGAGAGTTAAGTGATGAGGAAATAATAGAAATAGGCAATGCAGTTACAAATCTTATTGATTCCAATGAAGGCTGGATTGAATTTGCTAGAGCAATACTAAAGAAAGCGAGTGAGAAATGAACGAATATGAAAATACAGATAAAGAAATATGGCGAGAGATTGAAGGTGAATACTATTCGCCAAACATTTTTGTTACAGAACAAGGAAAAATAGGTATTAATGTTGGTGGTGTTGTTTATGTGCAGTCTGTTGAAAAATGGCATCAACAAGCAGACCGCATAGCGGAGTTGGAAAACCAATTAGATAAATGCAGTCATCACGAGGCTATGGCACACCAAGGAGGCTACGAGATTGGCAGGGCATCGCAAATAAAAGAGTTAAGTGATGAGGAAAAGAAACAAATTTCTAAAGAATATTTACGCAGACATCTTTTATATGTTGTTACAGAAGAAGTGGTAGATGACCATAAACTACACAATGTTGTGGTTTCCGATTTTGATTTTGATAGGACAATACTGAATGAACGCCTTTGATTCCCATCCAATCTACAAGAAATACAACGTTTGTTGGAACGAAGACTACATCCTGGGCCTGGTGGCCTTTGACGAAGGACTTACGACCTTAATGTTAGTGGTCGTGGTATCCCACTCTACACCACACTACAAATAAAAGAGTTAAGTGATGAGGAAATAAAAGAGCTGGCATATTACGCTGGTGAAAATCCTTGTATGTATGACATGATTGATTTTGCTAGAGCAATACTAAAGAAAGCGAGTGAGAAATGATAACTTATTCACAATCGTTTAAAACAAAGGAAGACGCTGAAAAATTTTTAAGCACTTTCCTTCACAAGGAAGAATTTATTATTTCTAAAGTTGCAAATGATGGCGGCGATATTTATTTTATTGAGCCCATTATTCAGCTAGAAAATAGTGAATTATCTAAGCTATCTTTTACATATGGAATCGACCCAACGGTTATCAAAGCAATACTAAAGAAAGCGAGTGAGAAGTGATTATCACTTTGGATTTTGAGACCTACTACGACAAAGCGTTTAGCCTCAGTAAGCTGACGACCGAGGAGTATATCCGTGATGACCGATTCGAAGTCATCGGGGTAGCGGTGGCGGTGGATGATGGCGAACCTGAATGGTTTAGTGGGACTCAGGCTGAGACTCGTGCATTCCTAAAGAAGTTTGACTGGGATAACGCTTTTGCTTTGGCTCACAACACGCAGTTCGATGGGGCGATTCTGAATTGGCACTTTGGTATCAAACCGAAAGGCTATCTAGATACTCTGTGCATGGCTCGGGCGATTCATGGGGTAGATGCGGGTGGCAGTCTCAAAGCTTTGGCTGAACGCTACGATATTGGGGCGAAGGGCGATGAGGTCATTCGTGCCGAAGGCAAAAGGCGCACGGACTTCTACGATGTAGACCTAGAGTTGTATGGAAATTACTGTAAAAACGATGTGGTCTTAACCCGCACCCTATTCCATCGGTTCATGCTTCCCGGACTAGGAAAAAACTTCCCAACAAAGGAATTGAAAGTTATAGACACAACTCTAAAGATGTTTATACAACCGACTTTAGTCTTGGATAAGACCATGTTGGATGGGCATCTTGAGAACGTCAAGAACCTTAAAGCCAAACTGCTCGAATCGGCTCAGGCTGACATCGATGACCTGATGAGTAACGACAGGTTTGCTGAGTTACTAAAGGCTTTGGGTGTCGTGCCCCCTACCAAGATCAGTGCTAGGACAGGCAAGGAGGCTTGGGCATTCGCCAAGACAGACGAAGAGTTCAAGGCTCTCTTAGAACATTCTGATCCACGGGTGCAGGCTTTGGTATCCGCAAGACTAGGCAATAAAACAACTTTGGAGGAGACGAGAACCCAACGGTTTATCGACATCTCTACGAGAGGGTTGTTGCCCGTGCCCATCAAATACTATGCGGCTCACACTGGGCGGTGGGGTGGCGACGATAAGATAAACTTGCAGAACCTCCCTAGCCGTGGGCAAAATGCGGGTAAGTTAAAAAAGGCTATCCGTGCTCCTGATGGGTATGTGATGATTGACTGCGACTCCTCGCAGATTGAGGCTCGCACGGTGGCATGGTTGGCGGGTCAAGACGATTTAGTAGAAGCTTTTGATAAGGGTGAAGATGTTTACAAAATCATGGCATCGGCAATTTATGGGAAAGCGGTCGAGGATATTTCTAAAGAGGAGCGGTTCGTGGGGAAGACCACAATCCTCGGCGCTGGCTACGGCATGGGGGCACAGAAATTTCAGGTGCAACTCAAGACTTTCGGTGTGGAGATTGAAGCGGATGAAGCCAATCGTATCATTCAGGTATATCGCAGTACCTATGACAAAATACCCGAACTATGGAGGCAGGCTCAGAAATGTGTCGAAGCCATTGTAGATAAAAGATCAGCGCCATTTGGTGCGGTTGATGCAGTAACTTTTGACCCGCTTGAGGGTGGGTTCCTATTGCCAAGTGGGTTGTGGCAGAGGTATGATGGTCTTGAAAGAGTATACGATGCTGATGGTAAGGTTCAGTATCAATACAAAACCCGCAAGGGTGCAGTTAAAATTTATGGTGGTAAGGTCGTAGAAAACCTATGCCAAGCGATTGCAAGATGCGTTATTGCAGAACAGATGCTACTCATCGGTAAGAGATACAAGGTAGTGTTGACGGTGCATGATGCGGTGGCTTGTATCGCACCCGAAGAAGAAGCTAAAGAGGCTCAACAGTATGTGGAAGAGTGCATGAAAACTAGACCCGCATGGGCACAGACTCTCCCACTTAGTTGTGAATCAGGTGTAGGTAAATCGTATGGAGAGTGCTAAATGACGGATCAAGATAAAGAACATATGCGCATTTTGTTTGCAGGGTTTGCCCTGTGTGGCGCAATTATGAATAAAGAATCATGGACACCCGAAGGTATTTGGGAAGTCGCAGACATGATGGTGGATGCCAAAGATAAAAAAGAACCCGAAGAAGGTATCGTTGCCATCAAAAAGCGGGTAAGGAGAACGGCATGAGAATTTTCATACTCTTCTGGGCCTTGGCTATCAACGCTCACGCTCAAACATCTTGGGACAATAGCCCGTTCAACTGGAACAACAGTGAGTTCAACATAAAGAATAGCCCACTTGCATGGGAGAACAGCCCGTATAACTGGAAAAATAGCGAGTTCAACATCAATTCAGACCGTGGCATCTATGACAACAACGGTAATCGGTTGGGTTACGAAACAACCAATCAATATGGGGTGCAGAACTTCTTTGACAACGATGGTAATAGACGGGGATACAAAGCAAGATGAGCGACGTGCAAAAAGTATTGGACAAAATGAGTGCGGCATTTAACTCGGAAAAAACAATGAACATCGACGTGCTAAATGCGTCTTCAATTATCTCGGTGGCAACTGCGTTGCGTATGAACATCAAGAAAGAAGACTACATAGCCGAGATCGAAAAGATGTTTGACGAACAAAGTAAACAAATGACCCAGTAGTTATAACCAAACGGAGAAAAAATGTTAGAAAACGTGCAAGCAGTGGAAGCGAAAAAGCCAGTCATACTATTTGTGGCAACCCCGATGTACGGCGGTATGTGTGTAGGTGGATACACGATGGGTATTTTGAACTGCACCCAAGTATTCATGCAACACAATATTAAGATGTATTACTCCTATATGCAGAACGAGTCGTTGATTACTCGTGCTCGTAACGGTTTGGCTTATGACTTCTTGGCTACCCCTGATGCAACACACCTGATGTTTATTGATGCCGACATCACCTTCAAACCCGAAGACATCGTGCGTATGATTCAAGCGGACAAGGACATCATCTGCGGACTGTACCCCAAGAAAGAAATTAATTGGAAGTTAGTCCACGATGCAGTTAAGTCGGGTGTTGACTACAAAGATTTGCCTAATTACACAGGATCTTTTGTGGTTAATCTTGCTGGCGGTGCTATGGAAACCACTGGCAGTATCAACGAGCCGATGGAAATTGACAACGGCGGTACAGGATTCATGCTAATTAAGCGTGAAGTATTTGAGGCGCTCAAGCCAAAAGTCCCTACTTATACAAACGACATGATCCTGATTGTTGACAAGAACCCTGTGAAGAAGATCATCCATGAGTTTTTTGCTACAAGTATCGACGAACCAACCAACCGTTTGCTTTCTGAGGATTATCACTTTTGCAAACTGGCTAGACAAAACGGCTTCAAAGTATATGCGGCACCTTGGGCTACGCTAGTACATAGCGGTACATACAACTTTGCTGGCACTTTACCGAGGGCATAATGCTACCTAACTGCGAACTAATTAATTGTTTTGGCAACCAATATCTTGTATTCAAGGGCAACGACTTAATATCTAACGCTGTAAAGCATGCGGGTGGGTATGAGATCGAAGTTTTTGCGGTATCACAAAAGTTATTGGAGAGACATCAAGACGGGGTGGTGCTAGACATCGGCGCTAACATGGGAACATTCACCATCCCACTAGCCAAGGCAAACCCCCGCTTTACGTTTCATTCGTTTGAAGCGCAACGGATAATCTATTATCAATTATGTGCCAATACGTTTATTAACGGGCTAGATAATGTCCATTGTCATCACTTTGGGTTATCGGATAAACGGAACAAACTAAAGCTAACCGTGCCTGACTATGCGACTGAAACCAATATTGGTGCGTTCAGTATCGATGAGGAAACCCGTAAGAACGAGTACGAGTGCCCAACTCAAGGTGCAACCGAAACTATTACAGTGTTCCCGCTAGACGAAGGCGAGCATAAGAACGTACGGCTAATTAAGATTGACGTGGAGGGGCATGAACTTGAGGTGCTCAAAGGCGCTGAGAAAACGCTTTGGATTAACAAATATCCACCCATCATCTTTGAAGCATGGACTTGGAAGCCGTGGTTTGAACCCAAGCGTAAGAAGCTATTTAAGTATTTAGAAAAGATGGGTTACGAAATCACACAAGGCGGTAACAATAACCTTGCCCAACACCCCGATCATGGAGAAATGTTTAAGTGATTGAATACACTTGGTCGTACTCTAGCTTAGACCTGTTTAAGCAGTGCCCCCATAAATACTACCGTTTACGGGTAGCCAAGGACATTGTCGAGCCTGAGTCTGATGCCATGCGGTACGGCAAGGATGTCCATAAGGCGGCTGAAGACTTTATTAAGGATGGCACCCCCGTGCCTGAGAAGTTTGCATTTATGCGTGAGCTACTTGAGCCAGTGCGTAACATCACAGGACAACATCTTTGTGAGTATCGTCTTGGATTGACCCGGGCCTTGGAGCCTTGCGAGTTCTTTGATAAAGATGTTTGGTGGCGGGGTATCCCTGACTTCTTAGCCATAGACGGTACGAAAGCCACCCTGCTTGACTACAAAACGGGTAAGAGTTCCAAGTATGCAGACACCAAGCAGTTAGACCTATTAGCCCTAGCTATATTCAAGCACTTCCCCGAAGTCGAATCGATCAAGGCGGGGCTACTATTTGTAGTAGCAAATGACTTCATAAAGACTAAATATACCCGTTCCGAACATGAGAAGACATGGGTAAAATGGTTGGAAGATACGCATCGTTTAGAGAAGGCTTATGAGTTGGATGTTTGGAACCCCAAGCCTAACTTTAGTTGCAAGTCGTGGTGCGTGGTTAAAGACTGCATCCATAACGGTAAAGGGAGTTATAGATAATGCCTTACAAAAACAAGGAAGACCGTAACTACAAGCGGGAATACGAAACATATCAGGGTAAGCCTGAACAAATTAAAAACCGTGCACAGCGCAACAAAGCACGTGCCACTTTGATGAAGGATGGTAAGGTAGCCAAAGGCGATGGCAAAGACGTGCATCATGTCAAAGCCATGGACAAAGGTGGTAGCAACAAAGACGGATTGAAGGCGGTACCTGCATCTACAAATCGTTCATTTAAACGGGATGCAAAAAAGAATTTAGTATCAGAAGTAAGTAAGCGGGAACGCAAAAAGACTTGACAAAGTCTTAAGTAGTACTAGAATTAAAACGTGGATCAAAACTTCGGTTTTGGTCTACACCCCATTTGGGAAGAGTGCTTATGAAAGAGAAAGAATTTGCGGCTTTGCTCGCCCTAGAAGGCAGGCAACTAGATATAGCCGAGGCAGTAAAGACCGTCGGAGGTGTTACCGAAAAGGGTTACATGGCTGACATAAACGAGGGGTTTTTTAAGACCGTTATGAGCGGTGACTTTAAAAAACGAAGAAGAGAAGCAGTGCAAGACCTAATAAAAAAGTACTATAAGAATGCAGATAATTGATAACAAAGCGCTCCTATTAAGAATCAAGGAGCCACAACGCATCACGACAGTCATACCCAAATCCAAGATACTGGACACAGGCGAAGTGCTTGTGAAATGGGGGCTGGAGGAGGCACAGGTACTTAAAAACCTGCGTATTAAAAATGTTCCCTCACCGATAGAGGCACACTACGACTGGCCCGGGCTATATAAACCGTTCGACCATCAACGTGTTACTGCGTCTTTCTTGACGCTACACCGGAGAGCCTTTTGTTTTAACGAGCAGGGAACGGGCAAGACATCATCCGTTATTTGGGCTGCCGACTATTTAATGAAGATTGGTGCAATCAAACGGGTGCTGGTGCTTTGTCCACTGTCTATTATGCAGTCGGCTTGGGAGAACGACCTATTTAAATTTGCTATGCATCGGAGTTGTGCGATAGCCCATAGCTATTCTCGAGAGCGTCGCATCGAAGCCGCCAACAGTTCGGCTGAGTTTGTGATTTGCAACTATGACGGGCTTGAGATTATCAAGGACTGCGTAAAGAACTTTGACTTAATTGTGATTGACGAAGCCAACGCATACAAGAACGTAGGTACTAAGCGGTGGAAAACTTTAAATACTTCTCTGCGCCCCGACATGTGGGTATGGATGCTAACGGGTACACCTGCTTCTCAGTCGCCTACTGATGCGTACGGACTGGCTAAGATTATTAATCCATCGGGTGTGCCCAAGTTCTTCGGATCTTTTAGGGACATGGTAATGCAACGCATTACAACTTTTAAGTGGATACCCAAAGTCAGTTCAGAAAAGATTGTGCATGACGTGCTCCAACCTGCGATTCGATTTACAAAAGAAGAGTGCCTTGACTTACCCGACATGACCTATGTAACTCGTGAAGTACCACTTACATCACAACAGCAAAAGTACTACGAGAACATACGTAAAAACATGTTGGTGGTTGCAGCAGGTGAGGAGATCACAACAGTCAATGCTGCCGCTAATCTGAATAAACTTTTACAGTTATCTTGCGGTGCAGTATATTCGGATAGTGGTGAGATCGTAGCGTTTGATGCTAAATCTAGAATGTCAGCGTTGCTAGAGGTCATCGAGGAAGCAAGTCATAAGGTAATTGTGTTTGCTCCGTTTAAGCACGCCATAGAAATTATTGCAGAAGAACTTAAGAATCAAGGCATTAGCACTGAGATTATTCATGGCGGTATATCAGCAACAAAACGCACTGAGATATTCAACAGTTTCCAAACCGAAGAAAACCCGCAAGTCCTTGTAATACAACCCCAAGCCGCCGCTCACGGAGTTACGCTACATGCCGCTAACGTCGTAGTTTGGTGGGGTCCGATTACATCTATAGAAACATATTTGCAGGCGAATGCTCGTGTGCATAGAGCTGGTCAACGTAATCCATGCACGGTTGTGCATATACAAGGTAGTGCAGTTGAGAAAAGAATCTACAAGATGTTGTCAGAAAAAGTAGATATACATTCGAGGTTGATTGATCTTTATAAAAATGTTGTGGAAGGTACTTGACAAAGTACAAAGTAGGATTAATATAGTAGTTATAAATAAAAAGGAGTGCTTAAATGAGTGAAGCTAACGCTGAAAAGCTGGCTAAGATTTACGTAAAAATTCGCACCAAGCGTTTGGAATTAGAAAAAGAAGTTGCGTCGTTACAAGAGCAACAAGACTTGGTAGCAGAGGAAATAGCTAAGCTGTGTAAAGAACAAGGTGTAAAAACCATGCGTACGGAATTTGGTACGATTTCTATGCGCACATCAAAAAGATATTGGACTACCGACTGGCAGTCTTTATATGGATTCATCAAAGAGCATGATGCGTTTGCGTTATTGCATCAGCGTATTCATACAACAAATATGGATCAGTTCTTAGAAGAAAACCCCGATTTACATCCGCCGGGGCTTAATGCGGATGCAACCCAAACTATTGTTATTACCAAGAGATAGGAGAAGTGCATGAGTAATGAATTATCAGTACTGGGATCGGGTTTACCTAGTTATTTAAAAGAAACCCAACTAGACGACACTACTAAAGCCCTGATGGGTGGCGGTGGGTCTGGTGGTCTAAAACGTATTTCCATCAAAGGTGGTGTATGGCGCATGATGGTCAACGGCAAGGAAGTTGCCAAGAACGAAGACCGTGCGATGAATGTAGTTATCGTAGCCGCTTCACCAAAGGTATCCCGTACGTTCTATGCCAAGACTTATGTAGAAGGCGAAGTTACTGTACCTGACTGCTGGTCTGCTGACGGCGAAGTACCAAGCCCCAAAGCCGAAAACCCACAATCCAAGCGTTGCGTGGACTGCCCACAAAATGCCAAGGGTTCAGGACAGGGCGATAGCCGTGCATGCCGTTACAGCCAGCGTTTAGCGGTCGTATTAGCTAATGACATTGGTGGTGAGATTCTCCAGTTGACTTTGCCAGCTTCGTCAATCTTCGGTGCAGGTGAGCCCGGTAAATGGCCTTTGCAGACATATGCCAAGATGATTGGTAGCAAGGGTGTGCCCATCACTGCGGTGGTTACTGAGATGCGTTTTGATACCGACAGTGCAACACCTAAGCTGACCTTCAAACCAATGCGTGTATTGGATGCGGAAGAGCATGCGGTTGCAATTCAACAAGGACAGAGCGCTATTGCTAAATCTGCCATTACCATGACGGTTGCCGAAGTAGATAATGTCAAGCCAGCCCCCAAGCTAGAAGCTAAGGCAAAGGTAGAAGTCGAGACGGTTGAAGTAGAGGTAGAAGCGGTTGAAGAACCTACTAAGCGTACGGCTAAGAAGGAAGAAGCTCCTGCCCCTAAGAAAGACATTTCAAAGCTTTTGACCGAATGGGATGATGCATAATGCCTAAAGGCTACTCGCTACTGATGGCGGATGAAATTAAGTCCGCTAATCAGCAACTACTGGGGGTTCAGCTAGGTAGGGTTTGCCTTAATAAGGACATACCCGTATCTGACGTGGCGAGTTTCTTTGGAGTGAGCCGAATGACTGTATATTCATGGTTTCGAGGTAAATCTATAGTCTCCGGCAAACACGCTGAGAAGATGCAAAAACTAGTTGATAAATTGAAATAGCTTATGAGGGGGGCTAGGTTAGCTACCGAAAAGGGTGTATGCCGTCACACCCCTGCCCATTCCTTTTTATAACAACGACGGCTCATATAGGACGGCTATGCTTTCGAGGACAGAGTTTCTTTCTTTGGTATTACCACCCCTACAGGAAGGGGAAAATTACTGCATCTGGGGCAACGACGCACAGGGCAACATAAGACAGAAGTTTGTTAGCAGTATTGAAGAACTAAGCGATAGAGCAGACAAGCTTTTAGAAGAGAACTACAACGCATTCTTTGCACTGGCTAAGTTCGGACCAGCCGATCAAGGTCGGTATGCGGCTAACGCATTAGAACTAAAGTCTTTTTTCATTGACTTAGATTGTGGAGAAGACAAACCATACACGACATTAGCCGATGGGCTAATAGCACTAAAGCAGTTCTGTAAAGATGTTGGGTTGCCAAGACCTACCGTCATCCAGTCGGGACGTGGTGCGCATGTGTATTGGGTACTGGACAAGGCAATAACCCGCCAAGAATGGAAGCCCTACGCAGAGCGACTCAAGGCTTTATCGGTAGAACACAACTTCCATATCGACCCTGCGGTCCCTGCTGACCCAGCCCGAATTTTACGGATTCCTGAAACGATGCATTTGAAGGACGTAACAAATCCGTTACCAGTCCAAATTTTGTATGCGGCACAGCCTGTAGCACTGAGTGATATAGAGACGGTTCTTACCCCAACGGACGACATCTTAAAGAGCATTGAGAAGTCTGAGTTCAAGCGCCCCATGGATGCCGTGACGATGGCGCTAATTGGTAGCAGTCAATCTAGGTTCAAGACCATCCTGATTAAATCCATGGAGGGCACGGGGTGTAATCAGATCGTAAATATTTACGAGAACCAAACTACAATAGAGGAACCTCTTTGGCGAGCAGGGCTATCTATTGCCCAGCAATGTGTGGACAGGGATAAAGCGATCCACAACATATCTAAGAATCACCCCGAATATAACCCTGCGGACACCGACAGGAAGGCTAACGAGACCAAAGGTCCTTATACCTGCGAGACGTTTAAGAAGCTAAATCCTAGCGGATGTGAGGGGTGTCTACACAAATTTACATCTCCAATCCAGTTGGGCAAAGAAGTCGTGGAAGCCGAGGAAGAAGAGTCGGTTATGGAGATTGAGCCAATAACCAAGGAACTCAAAACCTACACCATACCCAAGTATCCATACCCATTCTTCAGGGGCAAGTCAGGCGGTATATTCGTGCACAAGAAAGCCAAGGAAGACGATGAAGAGTTTGATGATCTTGTGTACCCTTATGACTTCTACGTAGTTAAACGCATGTCTGACCCAGACCACGGGGAGACCATCCTACTTAGACTGCACCTACCCAAGGATGGGGTACGGGAGTTCATCATGCCGTTAACTGCGGTGCTGGCTAAGGAGAAATTTAGGGACACAGTTGCCTCGTACGGCATAACTGTATTAGGTAAAAAACAGGACGAGCTTATGTCATATGTAACTAAGTGGGTTGAAGAACTACAACTTACATCAGGGGCGGAGCAAGCCCACAAACAGTTTGGTTGGTTAGAGAACGAGAGCGGCATCATTGTCGGCGACCGTGAAATCCGTGCCACAGAAATAGCATACAGCCCACCGTCTGCACCGACACTACCTTTGATACCTTTGTTTCAGCCAAAAGGAGATTTTCATGTTTGGAAGGATGTTATCAACGCTTACTCGAGAGAAGGCATGGAAGCTAGGGCTTTTGCTTTTTTCATGGGTTTC